ATCATGCGGCGGCGGCGGTGGATGGAGCACCGACGCACTGATTGTAGGCGGAAGGGAGAGCGGAAAAGCCATGCGGTCCCCACCGACGGAGCGAAGCCACGAATGGTAGGAGGAGACAAGGAGAAGTGAAACCGTGAGCACTCACCCACACACCGGAACCGTCCCCCAGGCTGGTTGGGCACCAGGAGCGGCCTGGCGGCCGCCCACAAACCAGGGGGACGATTATAACCAGTATACCACCGTGTCATGCCCCGTGTCAAGGATCTCGTCACCATGACCATCCGCGATCGGCTCGTGACACTCCTCCTCGGCCAGCCCCTCGAGGACCTCGTCAATCAACGCCTCGCCTCTGTGAGCGTCCGCGTCGACGACTCCCCAGGCTGGGAGTCCCTCTCAGGATCCGGACCCAACGACCGCCCCTGGGCCGATAAATACTCAGACCTTGAACAAACCCTCCAGGCCTGGCAAAAAAACTTCTTCGTCCGCCGCCTCGTCACCCTCACCCGCTCCTACACCGTCGCCGCCGGCATCTCCTTCGCCTCCGACAACCCCGACGTCCAATCCTTCCTCGATACCTTCTGGAACCATAAGCAAAACCTCCTCGACCGCAGACTCGGCCCCATCTGCGACGAATTCACCAGGTCAGGGGAAATCTTCCCCATCCTCTTCACCAACAAAGTCGACGGCATCTCCTACCTCCGCTTCGTCCCCGCCTCCTGCATCCGCACCATCGAAACCGACCCCGACGACTACGAAACCGAACTCCGCTACGCCCAAACCCGCCAAACCTCCGCCGAACCTAAATGGTGGATCGGACCCGGCCACCCAGACGCCTTCTCTCCCCCGCCCCCCGGCTCCTCTAGCTCAGCGCAGCTGAGCCCTCCCCCGCTCATGTTGCACTTCGCCGTCAACCGCCCCATCGGCGCCACCAGGGGAGAATCCGACCTCACCCCCGTCCTCCCCTGGGCTAAACGCTACTCAGAATGGCTCAAAGATCGGGTCCGCCTCAACCGCATCCGCACCCGACAGGCCATCCTACACCTCAAGATCGCTGACCCCGCTCTCGTCGAGGAAAAACGTCGGCAACTCCGTTCCGACAACCCCATCGAAAAGGGCATCTACGTCTCGGGACCCGACGAGGAACTCATCGCCCACGCGCTCAGAATCGGCAGCGGGGATGCCGAGGACGACGGCCGCGCCCTTCGGCTTGCCTGCGCCACCGCCGGCAACGTGGGCCTCCACTACCTCGGCGAGGGCGACACCGTAAACTACGCCACCGCCAAAGAGATGGGAGAACCCACCACCCGCTTCTACGCCGAACGCCAGGACGACCTCGTCTTCGCCCTCTCCGGCATCATCACCGCCGCCTACCACCGCTTCTGCGTGGTGACCGGGCGCGAGTTCCCAGGTCACGACCAACTCGCGCTCCTCACCACCACCATGGAGGTCGCCCGCCAGGATAACCAATCCCTCGCCACCGCCGCCAAAGACGTCGTCCAGGCCCTCGCCCAAATGAAAGCCCACGGCTGGATCGACGACACCACCGCCGCCTCCATCGCCTTCAAATTCGCCGGCGAACCCCTCGACCACCAACAAATCGAGGACATCCTCGCCAGCAGCCAACCCACACCGGCCAGCGATCCCCCCTCTCCCTCTGGCACAGATGACGGGGATAAGGGGTCCGGACACCAGGGAGATCCGCAATGACCTACTTTCCGAACGGCACCGCCCACGCCCGCCAGGAACCGCCTGCAGCGCAGAACGGCGGAAATAACCCCAGCCCCGCTGGGACCCGTCCCGGCGCTCTAAACGCCTCTCAGCAACCCCCTGCTCCAGCAGTCACCGGCCAAGCTGAACCTAGCCAAGCGGAGCTTGGCCGTTCAGCCGGAAACTGCGGAGTTGAAAGCCATCCGCTTTCGACCGGATTCGTCCGCCTCGAGGCCAACCACACCGATCCCCGCTCCTACCAGGCCGTCCTCGTCCAACCCGGCTGGATCAAACAGGACGACGGCCAAAACTCCAACTGGCTCATCCCCGCCCACGTCCTCCAAAACGCCCTCAACGACGGCCTCTTCAACGCCCTCCCCCACTACGTCGACCACCCCGACCTCTTCGGCTTCGGCTGGCACCAGTCCCCCTCCGTCCGCGACCTCGCCGGCATCGCCTCCAACCCCTACTGGGATCCCGACCTCAACGCCGTCTGCGCCACCATCCGCCTCTACAACACCGACGCCGGCCAACTCCTCACCACCCTCTACGACCACATCATCGCCGACGCCCAGGCCGGCCGCGACGTCCCCCCCCTCGGCCTCTCCATCGCCGCCTTCCGCGAATACGAATACAACGAGGACGACGGCACCCGCGTCTGGACCAACATCAACAAAATCTCCTCCGTCGACGCCGTCTACGAACCCGGCGCCGCCGGCTACATCCGCCAAGCTCTATCCCTCGTGCAGAGTGATCACTCCCCTCTGCAACAATCCGTGCCCGATCGCCACCAGGTGCGACACGAAACCTTGCACCAGGCACCCGCCCCAGAACCAACAGGAGGACACACCATGACCGAAGAAACCCGCACCCCCGAGACGTCTCTACCCGAGGAGGAGGTGATCCAGGCCGCCGTCTCCACCGTCGACAACAACACAGCCCCGGCCGCGGCTGGCCCTGACTCCCATCCAAGGGCCGTCGACCCCCCCTCCGAACCCGATCCCGTCCAACCCAACCTCGTCAACCTCACCGCCGCCGTCGCCCGCCTCGAACGCCTCCTCGCCGCCCAGGAGGAACAAAACACCATTCAGTCTATGGGTGAACCACCCAGGGGACCCTTCCTGTACGGCGGCCTCCAGGGCCTCGACCAGGTCAAACTCGCCGTCGAAGCCCTCGTCTCCGGCACCCGGCCGCCCTCCGGCGTCCGCCCCCTCTCCGGCATCCGCGAGCTCTACATGCTCCTCTCCGGCGACTACGAACTCACCGGCCGCTTCCACGACGACCGAGTCTACCTCGCCAACGTCACCACCTCCACCATGGCCGGCATCGTCGCCGACGCCCTCAACAAGGTCGTCGTCAATATGTTCCAGCAGTACGACCAATGGTGGGCCCCCGCCGTCTCCGTCCGCGACTTCTCCTCCCTCCAGGACGTCAACTGGATCACCCTCGGCGGCGTCGGCGAACTCCCCACCGTCGCCGAAGGCGCCGCCTACACCGAGCTGACCTGGGACGACCAGTCAGAGTCCGACTCCTTCGTCAAGAAGGGCGGCTACCTCGGCATCACCCTCGAAACCATCGACAAAGACGACACCGGCCGCGTCATGGCCGCCCCCCGCGCCCTCGCCCAGGGCGCCTGGCTCACCCTCGGTAAGGCCATCGCCGCCATCTTCACCTCCAACACCAACACCGGCCCCGCCATGTCCGACGGCAACAACCTCTTCGACAACGCCAACCACTCCAACCTCGGCTCCACCGCCCTCTCCTACGCCGCGTGGAAGGCCACCGTCATCCTCATGATGAAGTACACCGAACTCAACTCCGGTGAACGCCTCGGCGCCCTCACCCGCCCCCGCTACCTCTGGGTCCCCATCGACCTCGAGGCCACCGCCATCGAAATCCTCGCCGCCGGCGAAGGCGAACCCGATGACGCCGACTACCACGTCAACCCCGACGCCCTGGCCGACGGCCTCACAGCCCGCACCGCCGCCGCCCGCCGCCGCGTCATCACCGTCCCCTTCTGGACCGAAACCGACCACTGGGCAGCCCAGGCCGACCCCAACCTCTACCCCTCCATCGGCCTCGGCTTCCGCTACGGCCGCACTCCCGAAATCTTCTCCGTCGCGGATCCCCGCGCCGGCCTCATGTTCACCAACGACACCATGCCCATCAAAGTCCGCTTCTTCTACGCCGTCGGTCCCACCGACTGGCGCGGCCTCTACAAACACAACGTCTAGGAGATCCCGTGAAGATCACCGTAACGCCCCTCACAACCGACTCCATCGCTACCATCCCAGACACCCTCGACGTCGACGTCGAGCCCTGCCCGCGCTGCGGTGATCACCACGACCTCCTCACCCTCCAACGCTTCCAGCGTCCGCCCTCCGGCACCCTGGGTACCTTCTTGTACTGGACCACCTGCCCAGCCACCGGCGAACCCATACTCGCACAGGTCATCTAACCACCTGCCCATCTGACCACTGCCCACTGGCC